TTGAAATCTTTTAGAAAGAGCATCCAAATCTCTCATAAAATTTTTCTTTCTATCTTGATTAAATTTTGAATTAGTAATATTAGAAAGAAAAAAGGGAATAAAACCTCCCCCTTTAATAATTTTACTTAATCCACTTTCAGGTCTTAAACTTTTTATATTACGTGCAAATGTTTTACTATCTGCCTTAAATTTATCTCTTTCAGCTTTTTTTTGAGCCTCTGTTTTTGTTGTAGTTCTAATTGGCATACTTCCTCTGCCTCTGTCGCCTGGATCTCGATCATCCCTTTTGCTTCCGCCGCTAGTTCGTCCTTTTGATGCCCCACCTGCACCTGTTTTGGCATCACTACCTTGATATCCTCGACTTCCAAACCTGTAGCCTAATCTACCGCCGTCTTCTAACATTTGTCTGAATTGTTGTGCTCTAGTTATTGCCATTATTCTTCTGATCCTGCTCCTAATGGTGGCATATGAGCCACTTTAATCTTTACAGATCTTGTAACATCTTCTTTTACAGTATCTGTATTTGGGTTTGCAATATCGTCCTCTGCCTCTTTATCAGAGTTATATTCATAATTTGTTTTCTTATTTCTTAATACTACTTCAGTTTCACACTCAACAACCGGTACTTTTTTACCGTCTATAATCACGTATCTTACTGATGGTGGTTCTGTAAATGCCATATTACTCCCTTGTTATTTGTAACACAGAAAATACAATATGTAACCTATTTCCTGTAGCTGCTGTTGCTTTTATAACCTCTCCTTCAGTAATAACAAGAGGATGTGTTAACAATTCTACTGTAGCATTAGCTGAAATAGCCTTGGTTTTAAACAAACTAAATACATTAGATGATGCATCTGTTAGTGTTAAAGTTATACTATCGGCGTTACCTGAGTCTTCAGACACTAGTATGGACTTAATTATGCTAGTAGTTGCAGTTGTAGATGTGCCAGCCGCCGGACTTGTATAAACAACAGTTTCTGCTGTGCTTGTTAAATCTACCTTTGAATTTGTATATATATTAGCCACTTATAAACCAAGAGAATCTCTCTTGCTCCTGTTTTAGTTCATCCAAAAACGTAGAATTTAATTGATCTCTCATAATAGCCAAAGATCTATTTATTTGTTTTTGGTTAGAAAAATCATATTCTTCTTTTGGTTCTGGTATTCTTATATTAATTTTAGCCATTATCTTCTTCCATCTGGTTGAATATCTAATCTTAAAGTTCCAAATCTCCAAGACTCACTAGCTGCATCGTTTTCTATTTTTACACTTACAAATCTACCTCTTGCTCTTGTATCTTTTTTGTCAGTGCTAGCTGATATAGTAAATGGACTTAACGCTGTTTGACTAGAAGATTGTTGTGGATACCTTTTTACATTTAAACTAACCTTTGCATTACCTGCTAAAGTTTTAAAATCTGGAACAAATCTTCTCATAGCTAAAAATACTTCTCCTGCAACTTTTGGCCCGGTTGATTTACCCTCTCCTGTTTTTTGCCTATTTTCTAAATCTATATCAAAAGACTGTATAAAAGATGTAACAGTAGTTGTTGTACCATTAGGGTTAACTTGATCAGTTCCTACTTCATGTTCAAAGTATGTTGTTTGACCTAAACCATCTTGACCTACAATAACAGGAAACGTACCATCTGAAGTAGAATCATATTTTGTTGCAAAAGGATTTGGATAAACATTTGAATCAATCCAACTTGTTCTTGCTTCTGTTCCTGTATACCAAACACCACCAGCAACACCTGAAGATTCACCATAATTAAATATTACATACTTATCATTATACTCAGAACTAGATGATGGGTAATACCAAGTAATTTCTGTGTATAAATTATTTAATCCAGCTGCAACTTGTTGACCTTTTGTTGTGTCAAAATCATCAAAAACAAAATCCTCAACAGTGCATGGTATGGTTTTGACTGTACCATCATACAGAAAGAAACCTTTTGGACTTAACCAAAATGCAGCTCCATCTATTTCAACAACCGCATTTTGACCTATTAATCCACAGTTAGTACCAACTTGTTCTAATTGGAAAGTAAATGGTGCACCAATAAATTTCATGGTGTACAAAGCATTATCTGTCCAAACCAAAATAACTTCCTTAGCTTTTAACGCTCCAATAATTTTTGTACCATCTTGTAATCTTAATGTTCCAGCAGTATTTGTAGCTGATGGAGTATATGTATTTATATCTTCTTGATCTGAAAATCTTATAAACATATCGTCTTGAGTTGTCGTATCTCCAATAGTTGTTTCTGTTCCAAAGTGTAATAAGTGTCTTGTGGTAGGAGATATTAAAGATACTCTTGATGCAGTTGGATTTGATGCAGTAGAAAATCCAGATGTAGTTGTCGAAGCTCTCGTAGTTAGTGCTGATCCTGCTCCAGCATTCCATGTAAAAGTTTTACCATTTAATATAGTTGCAACCAATACTTGTCCAAAATTATCTAGCGACCATAAACCTGGTTCTAATGTTACATCAGATGCAGCTGCTGCTTCTCCCCAATTACCATCACCCCATGTTCCTATACCCCAACCATAACCATATGATTGAGCTCTTGGTCCTACAGGCTCGTAAGGTTTAATACTTAAACTACCACCTGTTGATACTGTACCACTAGCATTAGATGATTGTGTAATTGTAAATGTGCTTGTTGTTGGCACAGTAATTACTTGAAAGTTTTTGTCTTCAAAATCAGATGCACTAAATCCCGTACCACTAGGAAGTGTTACACTATCCAATTGAACTATGTCTCCTACTGCCAAACCATGTGTTGATTTAGTAATTGTACAAGTTGGTGATCCACTAGTTGTTGCAATAGTTGCAGATGTTAAAGTAGTTTTAAGTGGTGTGATATCATAAAACTGACCTTCAAAGTATAATAACAAAAATTTATCTGTTCCAATAGCTACGTATCTATTACCAGCAATGTCAACAAAAGCATGTTGTGCTCTTGCTACACCTACTATTGTATCTGTTACAAGAGAAGACCAACCACCTACTTTTTCAGGTAATCCATATCTAAATCTTACGTTGTCTGAATTAACCCAACGGTTTTCTGCACCAGCTTCTGTATTTTGTTTATCTATTCCAGGTCTAAATTTAAACTCTACTAGAGCCATGATCCGTGCTCCTATATCTTAGTTTTATAAGCCCAGCCTCTTGTTGCATTCACAAATACTAAAGTAAAAGCCGATGCACTTGTGTTTACCACTAGATTAGAAGCAGCACCTAAAATATTGGAACCGTTTCTGGCTATAGTTAAATTATTTGATGCAAAGTTATTACCACTATCTATAAAATGAACCTCTGAACCTACAGACGGTGAAGCTGGTAATGTTATTGTAATAGCTGTTCCAATACCACCTCCAGACGTATCAATTAATAATTGATCACCATCTACGGCAGTGTATGCAGTTGTGGGTGTATAATATCCTTTTTGTCTAATACCTAGATTAACGTTTGTGCCATCTGAATATACTAAACATTTTGATCCAACTGGTAATGCAATACCAGTTCCAGATGCTGTTTTAATTGTTAATGTAAAATTACTAGTAGATCTAGTAGTTGCATCTTCAACAATAAAAACTCTTTCAGCACCGTCAGGCATTGTAACTGTTCTGTTTGCAGCTAAAGTTCCTGTAAATTTAAAATATAAATTTTTACCATTTGATACAGCATGGTTAGATAAAGCTAACGCTACATCACTAGCGGCAACATCAACAGATATATAACCACTAGCTGCTTGTTCTAATATCTGTAAATTAGTATTAGTAATAGTACCCCAGGTACCTGATTTTTCACCTGTTGTTATTAATTCTAGTTTTAAATCACTCGACGTGCTTGATGCCATATTACTCCTATGGGTTTAATGGGTCAATCTCAACCCATGTTTGTGACACCCCTGGAGGTATCGGGTTCCATGATACCACATCTACCGTGCCTGTTGCAAGGTTTATTCTGTTGCCTGTTACAGTCACTTGTTTGTCCACTCTTGTGGTAACATTACCAATTGTTGCATTTATTCTACTACCTGAAACAATAACAAGAGCTTTACCGACTATAGCTGGAGAACCTGAGTTTAGATTAACTCTGCTACCAGTAGCGACAGTTCGAATACTAATACCGCCAGAACTTCCAAAAGGTGCTGCTGCAAATGATGATCCTCCAAAATACATTTATTACCTCGCTGTTGGAAAGGTTGCGCTATCCCAAGTCATTGAAACTCCTGGTAGTACACCATCCCATTTTAGAATTGTAGCCTCTGATGTATCTAAATTTACTCTTGAGCCAGTAACCAAAGTGCTTGCACCTGCAGTTATTGTCACTGTTCCTGAAGATAGATTTGTTCTACTTCCTGTTACAGATACAGTTGCATTTGCTTCTACATCAGCATTACCAATTGTTAAGTTTATTCTACTACCAGTTACAGAGAAATTTGCATCTGCTGATATTGTTACGGTTCCAGTACTTATATTAGCTTGAGAACCAGTAGGTTCAACAGTTGCTTTTCCAACTATTGTTGGACTACCACTATTTGCATTTATTCTACTTCCAGATACCGGATAACCAAAAGCAATGGTAGGAGTGCCTGTGTTTAAATTTAC